TTACACGACATATATGCCGGACCCAATTCAACAGTTTCAATCTTTGTGTTCCGATACCGATTCGGATATTGCCATGTTTCACGCAGATAAGGGATAACACTCGGTGCAGCATCTGCCGTTGATACACTGTCCGACACTTTCGTCGCCACTTTCGTCAATTGTCCGACTCCCGTCGCATTTGACGGAAACTGCATTGTTAATGTTGTCGATGATACTGTCACCGTTATCGTATACGGCGGCGTGAAATTCGGTGTACCAACAGACTTCGTCGAAACTTTCCCCGTCCATGTGTTACCCAACTTATACGGATTCCAGATTGTTGCAACAGTGTAATTCAACCCATTCACCGTCCAATGTATCTGAATATCATATGTTACACCAATATAACGATTACCCGGTACAGTGTTCAGATTACCCGGTATCTGTCTACCACTCATATAATAACGAATCGTCGAATCAGCATTGTCCGTAAAAGTACCATTCAACAATTTCGGCTCATCTATTGCTGTCGCAAACTGTTCATATCTCTGACAACTGTAGATCAATGCACAACAAAGTAACAGTATCGCTACTAATATCACATACAGATGTCGACGATATTGAGATGGATTCATTTATATAAAATGTGATAAAATGTCATCACATCTCAATACGGTGCAGGGACATCATCTTCAAGTGCCCGATATTCAGCCCATGGCTGATTCTCTGCCATAGGGCAAACAGGACATCTCGCCGGATCCACTTCAATCGGATTGTACGGCGTCAACGGCGGAAAGATCATATCACGCGCCGCATCCGCTATCCTGTGCGCAATCGGACCCACCGGCTCCTTATCATTCACTATCACTTCGTAATGCGGCATATGCCCATAAGGTCCACTGTGCTCAGGATGGTGACGGGGACTAGGCGGATGATGCGGCTGCGGCGGACCACCTGCACCCGGACTGTTATAGATCTTCACCTCGATCCGATTGATATTCGAAACCGGTGCAGCAGTTGTGTCAGCTGAAGACGGCTCAGGTTCCGGCTCCTCTTCCTCTTCTGCATCTGGATTGTTGAATCCCTCTACCGTTGCATCATAGTTACGCATAAGTACCGGATTATTGAACCGATTCAAAAAATGACGAGGACTGTAATCAATCACCATAGACTCTGTCTGATCAAAATGGGTCGATATCATATAAAGGCCAATTAAAAGACCGATTCCACAAAGGATAAGAATCCACTGAATGCGCTGTTTCATACTCTTAAAGATAAATGTGATTATTTTTTGTCGGCAACTATTACAATGAGTAAAGTCAAATATAGACCACGATCCACTTTCAACAACATCTTTCAATTGGAAGATGGTATAACGGAATTAGGACAGCGCGATTTCAATGAAGTCACCCCTACCGTCTACTGTCTCAAACCGGAAATGTTGACCGGACATAATGTCGGATTCATCTATGTTTACACTCCATGGTGTGATGTTTGTATCAGTCATATTACAGATCTTTATGAAGTTGTCGGAATATCGCAATCTTTCGGCAAAATCTTCGCCATCAACGCTTACAACACCGATGTTCACAATGATCAACTCATGCTCGATCTCGGCATTCATGAATATCCAATGGCGTTTCTTGTCAACAAAATGGGATATATGACACCGTACAACTATATTATCAGTGCAAGTTCCATCTATGCCAGTATGATGCATTTGAATGAGTCACAAGAAGCGTTAATGGTGGGGTCGGGGTCAAAGCGTCGTCAGCGATGATCCGTACAATTGTCGGATTTCACGGATAAACATATGTTTCTCTAAACTTTGGTAATGCAATTCGTAAATTGCCATACATTCATTGAAATATTTGTCGCGATTCTGGTCTATATCTGCCATATACGCAGTTTTCTCCTCGATAGAACAGATCGATTGTCCGAGACGTTGCCGAACATGATCATGCAATTCATCAGCAGTTGCCACATGGAGTTGTTGTCCAAGTTCATATGAACATTCGACACAAGGTATTAATCGGGAAACACAATACAAGAATCGCGAAAATTGTTGTGGTGTTATAGTAAGTAAGTCCATCAGATGAATCAGGCGCCACGTGGGAACAGTCCAAACGGATCCGCTGTCAAATCGAGCCATATATATAAATATGTTTTACTTGTATTAAAGTTCGTTCTTCTCTTTCTCATTGTGGCCGACAAAATCGGCTGGCTTCCCGATAATTCACCCATCTTTATCGTACTCGAATCCTGCTTCCAATACATGCTGGGATTCTATCTCATATGGGGATTCTTGCCATCTAAACCGATCCAATTGGACCTCGATGGACACGATCAGTTTTTGATCTTCTTTGCCGGTATTCTGTTGATACATAACACCAGCTGGACCGAACTGACTGAAGCTTGGGGACTTGTACAAGAAGTCGCATTGTAATTGCTGCCGCTATCACAATGCGACTTCGTGACTTTATGGAATGATGTCGCATTGTGACACATCGTGTCTTAATGCGACTTCGTGACTTTATGAAATGATGTTGCGTTGTAATTGCTGCCGCTATCACAATGCGACTTCGTGACTTCATGGAAAGATGTCGCATTGTGACACAAGTTTGATATAAATATAGTATCCGATAGCTCCGATGACGAAAAAGGTGGTGATAATGATAATGTTCAGGATAATGATATAGGGCGTCATTTTATGGATCATGTATTGCAGAGGTGGATCCATCCATTTCTGTAGATTATCAGGTGTCATCATAGTGTTGACCAATTGATTCATCATCGCCATTACAAGTTGTTATAAAATCGGTTAAAAAAATCTCAATTGAAACCAAACAAAACCCGAACACTAATGGATGCCTATTATGATGCCGTTCTTCGTCGATTCAGTCTGGACCGTCATGGTAATCTCTATTTTGCCAGAAATCCAATCACTGTTGTGTTTCCTTGGATGGAATCATCTGGTGTTATCGAGAAACGTGCAGGAACACGCAAATATGAGCTCGTTTTACACATTCATCAGAATCCGGAGATTCGATCATTAATCTCGTTCATATGGAGATTTGAACAACATATCGTCCAACATTTGGGACTCGGACCAGAAGCGACATTTCATTCATGTATTCGTGATGGCAATCTAGTGACACGGATCCCATCGATGAGTGATAGAATCAATTTACAAATCACCGATGATAACAATTTAGCATCGATTCGAACATATTTCGATATTAAGGCGGATCGACAGATTAAAGGCAAACTAATGATCAAATCTCTATGGAAACTGATGGATGGTATCACCGTCAAACATTACGGTCTTTATATCTGTTTAATGGAGGCGAATTTGCGATATCCGTCGGCGATACGTTCATCGGATGCGCATATTATAGATCGCAATAATAATGATAGACGTGTCAGCGGTGGAGTTCACTGGGCCGATGCAAAAGATGAGTCGACTACGGTCGCCGATAGAGATAGCGACAGGACTGGTGAAAGTCGTGAAAGTTGAGCAAGATCAGGGACGGGGTCAATGGATATCATTGGAGTTGTCGGAAGAGATGCGACGTCAAATACACGAATTGGATCATTGTAGTAAAACAGCGTTGATGACGAATTATAGGACATGGTTTACGAAAATAACGGATTTATCATGGGAATATGTTGATGAGCATTTTATTGCAAGTGTGCAATATCGGGAATCGATTGGATACTATTGGCGAGTCTGGTCAGGTGATCGACATCTTGTTCGATTGCGTGATTATAAAAACTATCGAATACAGTGGACCGGTATCCATTATATGACAGAAGGCCGATGCTGTAACTGGTTCGAAATTGTTGGGGAGGTCGAAGATGATGAGTTGTCGTCAAAAACATTGGAGGAGACTGAGACGACAGATGATCGATTTATATTTTTAGAACAGATTGAGGATGAGATTGATCGAATGTTTGCGGGAGATTTGCAGTCGGATCAAAATCAGCATCGATCTCGCAAATTGAAGAAGCGGCGAAGAATTAAACGGAAAACGGGGGAGCGTCCATTATTTTTGACAAACGCAAATATTTAATGATCGGCCAAAATAAAAAAAGATTCTATAGTAAGATTATAAAGACAATGGATGCCGTTCTCAGTTTTGTCAAGAAGAATCAGAAAATCCTTCTGACTATCGTTGCTGTTATCGCTATTGCACTTCTGCTGAACCATTTCGGTTATATTACAATCATGCGCGAGGCTTTCGAGGATTCCGCTGTGACCGATCAGCAGTACGATCCCAGTGATCCCGCTGCAGCTCAGATGAATGGTGCACCTCTCGATGAGAAGCGCGAGCAGCGCGAGGGCGAGCAGGGCGAGCAGGGGCATGAAGGGTTCGAGTCATCCGATCCTTCCGGTCCTGAGCCGAAGGGCTGCGCCCCTCACAATGCGATCAGCCCAGCCGAACTGTTGCCGAAGACCGATGGTTCACTTTGGGCGCAGATGAATCCGATGGGACAGGGATCATTGCAGGAGCGCAACTTCTTGACGGCTGGGCATCATATGGGCATCACGACAGTTGGCAGTGTGATGCGCAATGCTAACCTGCAGTTGAGGTCGGAGCCGCCTAACCCTCAGGTTAAGGTGAGTCCATGGAATCAGAGCACAGTGGAGCCGGATATTAGTCGCAGACCGCTGGAGATCGGTGGATGTGCATAAATTGCATATATCGAATATTAATCAACAATTTAATAAAATTGTTTATTGTTCTGGTGATTTGATTAAAAACAAAATGTTCCATTGAATAATATACGATGTTAATCGATGACTATCTTACATATAAACGGGAATATCAGACCAAATACGGTCCAATGACTTTGGTCCTCATGGAGGTCGGTTCCTTTTTCGAATTTTACTCGGACACAGAAGATCCGTTTCATTTCCAAGTTGCGGAATTGATCAATATATTAGTAACAAAACGCAACAAATCCAATCCGGAACTCAATGTTCACAACCCTTATATGAGTGGATTCGGAGTTGCCCATTTGCCCCGTTATCTCGACCTTCTAGTGAAAGCAGGTTACACCGTAGTTCTCGTGGAACAGATAACGAGTCCGCCGGATCCTAAGCGGGCAGTGACTCGAATCATATCACCGGGTACACATATTGACAGCGCATCAGATGTGGAATCACCTGGTATCGCCGCTCTCTATATGATCATGGATCGTCAAATGTGGCACGGATTGTTGAGTTACGTGGATATTTCAACAGGATATACAGCAGTCCATCAATTCAATTATTTGCAGAGTGAAAGGCATTTATATATGGAGGAGATCAATCGTTGGACGGATACATATCAGCCTCGTGAATGGTTGTTGTTGGATGTGCGGGAGGAGATGATAACAGCGCATTTCCAACAGCAGATCCGTCGTAAAGTGCATCATCGGACACCGATCGATTGTCGGATTGCGCAGATGAATCATTTTCTACGATCGATTTATCCGACAGTTCATATGGGAATGCTGGAACCGTTGGAGACAATGGGATTCGAGCGGTCAACGGAATTGGCGATCTGTTTTGTTGAACTGTTGCGATTCGTCTATGACGAGAACCGGCAAATTGTGCAGAAATTGCAGAGGCCGGATCATGTATCGACAACAGCGACGATGGCGCTATTGAACGATGCGGTTCATCAATTGAAACTTTATGGTACTGATGCACATGAACCGTCGGTGTATCATATTATACAGAAATGTTGTACAGTTGGAGGGAAACGATTGTTAAAACATCGTCTATTGAATCCGGTAACGGATCCGGCGATATTGGAACAGCGATGGGATTGGATCCAACAGATGACACCTGAACTGGTGGAGGATATTCGTCCGATCTTGCGATCGATTACGGACTATGAGCGGCTTCATCGGAGAATTGGACTGGGAATCCTGCAATTGGGTGAGATGACACAGTTGGACAGGAGTTACAGCGAGACAGTGCGACTTTTGGACAGGATGGAGGGCGCTATGGGTGCCACGTTTATGACGGCGAACGGATGCGATGAATGTACTGGAGCAGCAGTGCGGGCAATGATTGCGGATATGGATGCGGTGATGGATAAAGATGAGATATATCGATCTCAATCGACGGGTCCTATCGAGAATCGGATATTTCGTCCAGGTCAATTCGGGGAGTTGGATGAGTTATGGGATCGATTGACGACTAGACGGGCATCGTTGGCGCAATTGGTGGAGGGTGTTGCGTCGTTGTTTGCGGAAGCGGACAGGGCTAAAGTGGAGTTGGTCGAGAATGATCGTGACGGATTTTTCATATCGGTGTTGAGCAAGAAATGCACCAGAGAGATCGAAACGAGATTGGTCGCAGCTGGATACAGTGTACATGCGCAGACGAAAGATCGGAAGAGGGTGACATGTGAACAGGTTCAGCGTCTCAGTCATCTAATCAAGGATGATGGGGAGAGGTTGCAGCGGAAGACATTGGAATGTTGGCGGCAATATCAGGAGCGTATCTGGACACAATATGCGGAACTGTGGGCGGCAATGCATCGGTTGACAAGTGAGCTGGATTTTTATCAGAACGGTGCATATATTGCTCGATTGTATGAGTATCGTAGACCGCGGATTGGACATATTGATTGCGGTGTTGTAATGGAGCAAGTGCGACATCCTATTATTGAACAGGTACATGATCGGGTAGTGTATGTGAAGAACGATGTGAATTTAGATAGAGGTGCAATTGGACTTTTATTGTACGGAGTCAATGGAGCTGGAAAGAGTTCATTGGGGAAGGCGGTGGGTATCAATCTTATTATGGCGCAGATGGGGTATTATGTGGCGAGTGATCGGATGGTGTTTTATCCGTATAAGCGGCTTTTTACGCGGATTACGAGTGAAGACAATATATATAAGGGTCATTCGTCGTTTGTAACAGAGATGAACGATTTGAGGGCGATTCTGCGATATTCGGATTCGCGATCGATGATTATCGGCGATGAGATTTGTCGTGGAACGGAGTCTATATCAGGGTTGTCGATTGTGGCGTCGGCATTGATGTCGTTTATAGCGAAAAGATGTACGTTTTTATTGGCGACTCATCAACATGCGTTGTTGGATATCCCGGAAGTGGCGGGATTGCCTGGATTATCGGTGTATCATTTGACGATTGATTTTTTGCCAGGAGGTGAGTTTCAATATGGGAGGAGGATGATGCCGGGACGTGGTCCGGATTTGTATGGGTTGGAGATTGCGCGGCATGTGTTACAGGATGCGGAGTTTTATGAGAGGGCGTTGCGGATTCGTGACAGGTTGACGGGACATGTTGATCGGATATCGACTGTTGGATCTGTGTATAATCGGGATGTGATTGTTCAACAGTGTGAAATATGTGGATCGACGCAGTCATTGGAGTCGCATCATATTGTGTTTCAGAAGGAGTTTGAGAATAGTGGTGGAGCAGGTAGGGATCGAGAAGGGAATTTGGTGGTGTTATGTGAATCGTGTCATGATCAGTTGCACGGTGAGAAGATTGAGATTATGGGATGGATGGAAGGATCGACGGGGAGAGTGTTGAATTGGAGAAGGGTAACAGTTGCGGGACAGCGGCCGAAGATCAAACGTGGAGGGATCACGGATGAAGCACGCAATTATGTACATGAACGTCGATTGGAGATTGATCGGATCGGAGTGCGACAGTTTATTTTGCAGATGAAAAGAGCTGGACATCAGATGTCGGAAACGACATTGAGAAGCATCATCAGAACTTAAATCATTGAATCCAATGATATGAGTAACGTAGAGTGTTTTTGTTGTACTTTAATGTTTCAATTTTGAGATATCCTATTGGATATCACGATTTCTATTTATTATAACATACGACACGTTTCACGCCATGTAATATGCTAGGTGACAAGTCACCAACATACAACGGACTCTCCTTGCACGAATCCTCTACTTTTTAGAGGTTTTTTTGTTTTTTTCTGGAGAGTTGCTTTTTGTTTTTGTTATTGAATCATTTAATCCAAATGATTCATAGTGAACAATGTATAATGTTTATAACACAATAATTGAACTATTACATACCTTGTCTAAGGTGGCGAAGCATCTCCATCGCCCTATCGTTCGACATTGCCGGTCCTGGACCGGGACCCTGTCCCATTGAACGAGGCTGGAAATGCTGCTGTTGCTGCATTGCGGCAAACATACGCGGATCCATTACAGGCTGCGCCTGCTGCTGTGCCTGCTGCTGTGCCTGCTGCTGTGGAACAGGCTCAGCCGCCGTAGCTCCGATCAACTCCGTCACTGGAACCTCACGTCTTGCCAGATCTGCGGAAACAATGCGCTCGAGGCGATCATGTGATGCACGCAACTGGCTCAACTGATTCGTGACAACACCCAAAATAGCCTTTAACTGCCGGACTTCGTTTTCAAGTGCATCAGTACGAGAACGAACACGCGCAATTGCCACATTTTCCATTTTTGCTATAGTAACAGTATTTTATTTCAATAATTAGACGCATCAACCATTATAAATGATCTCATCTAATCATAGAATTCAACAACCATGTTCGCATCCTATTTCCTACAATCCCATGTTAAACGAGTTTTTATCCCTCTCGATCCCCTAACTGTTATGTTCAAACTCGCTCTGTTGCCAACATATCCTGTCGGAACCAAATTGGGGATTCATCCTTGTACAATTCATTTCAATGAACCCGGTATGGTACAAGGATCCGTCAGATGGTTCTATGGAGATCAACGAGACGATATTACACATCTATATGGACCACTTCTATGGTATCTTAAACACTATTATCATCTATCCGACGATAAACATCGCAATTTGACATCTTTAGCAATTCGAGGATTGCGAACATTAAAACAGATCTATCGACAAACAAATGAATTACACGAATCCTTACTCATTCATACAATTCAACACTATATCGATATATTACAAGATTCAGCACATTACGATGATCGAATCAGAGAAGAACATGAAAACAAAGCTTTATATGATGTCATTATTCAGAAAGTACGTGGATTGTGGTCAGAAGATGAAGTCGTATTCCTGTTTGAATATTTCAATATGATACAACGTCAAATTGAACGTGGTGGAGCATGGGAAATGTATCGCCGATCCTTTTTGGACATATTGGGTGAAAGAGAACAGGGGTTGTCTACATGGTGGAATTATCAGTCTATGTGGAGTGCTGGACCCGTTACAACAGCTGTTGTTCCCACTAGTCCAGTACAAAGACATGTATCCATTGATCGATCTGATATAGAAGAACCAGCGGATGAGAATCCAGTTTAATCAAAACTTATAATTTTTATTGAATCATTTTGATCAAAATGATTGAACTATTGAATCACATCCGACAAATCCACCGCACAAAACAGCGTCCTTTTACAACATTCCCGCCTCACTCCCAACACACGAAACGCCCTCTCCTGCACAGTTTCCACCGCTAAATCCCGCAATACAACCACCGGTCTCGTCTCAACTCCTTTCGCAGTCGCTGCAGACGTACTGTGATCGTAAATATATTTCTGATAAGGCTCCCACAGATGGGACATTTGCTTACCACATGAAAAACAAACCATTGGAATAATCATCGTTCTATATCCTAATTTACGAATCATTTTTTAAATCTAAGCATCATCATAATCAGATCCGTCATCCCAATCCATTTGCCCCTGTCCCTGTCCAATTTCCAGCGCATACACAGTTCCTTTAAAATAGTCCACACATTGATCATACTCTTCCGATGTCAACGTAGTCCGTAATATCGTATCTTTGGTCATATTTAACCAATAATCCCCCGTATGATATCCATGTTGTAACATCAACAACCAAGGTGAATGACCCGTCGGCACATCCATCAACGGCAAATCGCCGATCATCTGACTCATCTCATCTCGTAATCGACTCGCCTCCTGTATAATATAAATGTCATAAACCTGTTCCAATATATCCGCTATCAATTCATATGAACTGGTGTGAATCACTGGTCGTGATAACTGTAAATATCGACTAGTTCCCGATTTGATTGGAAAATCGGCCCTTGAATAGTCATAGATAAACAGTGCAAAATCGTGATACTCCAATTCAGGCCATATCCGATGTTTTGCGCGATAATGCACATAATGCCAATACAACTGTTCTATCTCTGTCGAATAATCATCCCAAAACTGATGAAACGATGTCGCAATCATCTCACTCTTTGTTCCCCTCTTTTGAAAATAAGATTTATATTGAAAT